GTCTGAAGATACAGTGTTTTAAAGTCAGGATGACGTACTTGCGAGTCTTGAACTTGATCCCGAGAAATATGAGCCCGAAACTATTGAACTGTTCAAAAAGGTGAGTCGTGTTCTAAAACACCAACAAGAACAACTTCAGAGTTTCAGACAGGCACAAGAACAATCAATACAAATGGCCGTGCAGTCAAATGCACGAGAAGTCGAACAGTGGTTTGACAAGCAGGTGACAGAACTTGGAGATGATTTTGTCGATACCCTCGGTGCTGGTCCTTATCGTTCACTGGGCCGAGGAAGTACGCAATTTGCTAACCGAGAAGCAATTGCAAACCAGATGGCTATCTTGCTGGCCGGATATACAGCCCAAGGGCTAGAGGCGCCTCCGCGAGAAAAGGTATTCCAAACGGCGGCGAAAGTAGTGTTGAGTGATAAGTTCCAAGAGTTGCGTGATAAGCAATTGACAAAGAATCTTGCAAAGCGCTCGGAACAACACATTCAGCGCGTGAGTGGATCAAAGGCCAAAGTTAAGGCTGGAGATTATAAGGAGGAAATTGCTGCACTTCTTGATGAAAAGTTCGGGAAGTGATTTTGTATTAACAATTAAAGGGGCAGAAAATTGACACTCCAATATGCGGATATTGACGACGCTGTGCTTTTAACGCAGGCGAATTTGATTAAGCGAGGTGCTTTTATTGATCTTCAAACAGACCTCCAAGACCATATTGCTGTGCGGGAGATGTGGAAGCAGCGCGTCAAAACTTTTAATGGTGGTGATGACTGGGAATGGGAAGCTCAAATCGACCACAACCACAGCGCACGAACTGTGGGATTGTTTGAAACTGATGGTAGCGCATTAACGGATACCATGATTAAAGGCAAGGTGCAGCCACGCCATGTGAATGCACATTACATTTATGACCAGCGAGAGAAGGCTTTTCAGCGCGGTGGTGTTGCGATTGTTGATCTTGTGCAAACTCGCTACGTTGGAATGATGGTTTCGCTGTTTGAGTTGATGGAAGAAATTTTGTGGGGCAAACCAGATGATGACTCTGATGTTAAAACGCCATATGGAATGAGGTATTGGATTCTTCGGAATGCTACTGAAGGGTTTTACGCTGGTAATCCTACTGGCTTTAGTCTCGGCCGTGGTGGAATTAATTCAACTAATTACGCTCGCTGGGCTAACTGGACAGACGACTATGCCGCAGTGGCAAAGGAAGATTTGGTTCGCAAAATGCGACGTGGGCACCGAAAGACAAAGTTTCGTTCTCCGGTTTCCCATGCCGAGCCGATGCTGGGCAAAATGCGGAATGGAATTTATACTAATGATGCTGTGCTTGGGCTGATGGAGGAATTGCTTGAAGCACAGAATATGAATCTCGGCAATGATCTTGCGAGTAAAGATGGTGCGACGGTTTTCAAGTCTACTCCAGTTATCTATGTGCCATATCTTGATGGTGATGCTGAAAATCCGGTGTATATGATTGACTGGAAATGGATGGCGATTGGCGTTTTGGCTGGTTGGGAAAACCAGTTGACTAAGCCGTATATGGTGCCTGATAAGCACCTTGTTCGGCGTGTGGATTTGGATTGCACGATGCAAATGGTTTGTACGAATCTCCGTCGTCAGGCCGTCTTTTACAAGCCGTAATTCAACTTAATTTCAGTGAGGTAAGAAAATGGATATGTCGATTAATGCACACCAAAAGCAGGGCCCAACTCGCACTGCTTGGGTGTGGTTTGAAGGCAGCACGGCTTTGAAAGAAGGCCAAGGTGTTTGCTATAACTGGGATTATACTGGTGTCGGCGCTACTTTGGCCGATGGTCGCCGGTTTAATCGTGTTGAACTTCCGAGCACGGCTAACGCGCAGCATTTTGCTGGCGTGACGGTTCGGCCATATTCAGCCCATACTGGCGGGCAACTTATCGAGATTTATTTGCCGGGGTCAGTCTGCAATGTTTATGCAAAGGCAAATTGCACGATTGGTGTTGGACTTCTGACGTTCGATGTTACATCGGGCTATGAAGGTTATTTCCGATACGAAGGTCTTGATGGGGAAGGTTCATGTATTCCTTTCCAGACTGTTGATCGGTCTGATACCGCTGGGTTGGTATTCGCTAAACTCTGCGAAGGCCCGCCTTCCGGCGGTGTGGAAGTTGTGCAACTTGTGGATAACACAGCTTGGGTCGCCATGGTCGGCGGAACTACGCTGATTGTCGGCCTTGCATGTTCAACTGGTAGCCCAACTGAGGAAGTCCTTGACGGAACGATTGAAGGTCTTCGTAAGAAAGTTGAGGTTATTACGACTGCGGTTACTACTCACGAAGCCGCGCTCGATATTGAAAATAACGATGGCATTACACTTGCCGGTGGAGCACTTGCTTCTTGTGCATTGGGTGCCGTTGGAGATCAGGTTGTTCTCAAGTGGTCTGGTGGCGTCTGGCGGAATATGGCCAGCGTGGGCGTCACTGAATCATAACATAGGTGAGGTAGGAATCGGGGCAGAAGGGCACCGCCGGAGTTCTCTCTTCCTCCGGCGGGCCCTATTTCCCCAGTAGCTCAATTGGCAGAGCATGTGTTTTGTGAATACGAGGTTCTAGGTTCGATTCCTAGCTGGGGATTAAAATGGCCGAGAGTGGGCTGAGTATTGGTTGGACTGAACTCCAACAAGAAGTTGGTGGATTCCTTGGTTGTGGGAGAGCCAATTGGAATGCCGCACAAACTGCTGAGATAGCTGCTATTGTTCAATCCGGTGTTAGGCGCGTGTATTATCCAATGGGTATTCCTGAAGTGGCCGGTTACGATTGGTCGTGGCTACGGCCTACAACTACACTCGCTATTACTTTAGCCGGCGGTTACGACTATGATCTGCCGGATGATTTTGGTCGGCTTATCGGTAAGTTGCATTATGGGCCGGATGAAAACTATGCGCCGATTCAGCTAATTCCTCTCGATAGACTGCTTCAGATGAAAGTACGGGAGGACAGGGAAGATACGCCATATTATGCTGCTATTCGTCGAAAGACTGAGTTACGAAGCCTACAGTGGACCGCTCTCGGATTCGTATCCCTATCCATTGGGCGGTATGTCGTTGGCGGAATTGTTTATTGAGAGTTGTCTAGCGGTTGCTGAGCAGCGACTTAATGATGAAATTGGTGTGCATACACAAACATATCAGGCACTTTTGCTTGATGCTGTACAGCGAGATAAAAAGCACAGTCCTACATATTTTGGGTATATGGGACACACCGAATATCAAGTAGAACGCAGATTACATGGTGATGTCTCACCATACTCCATAATTTATAAAGGGCAGTCAATATAATGCCATACACACAAACATTAGAGGGAATGAAAAAACGCGAAGAAGCGAGACGGCAGGAGAAGCTTGGTAAAGTTCCGGTAACTTCTAAAGTTTGGGACCCCCAAAAGAAGCGCTTTGTATGGAAGCTTAGTGGTTGGGAAAAGAAGCCTCTACCGCCAACTAAAGGAGGGGCTACTAAAAAGCCTATATCCCCTGCAAAACCTAGGACGGCTGGAGAAAAGGCAGAAGAAATAAGGAAAAAAGTTGAAGCTGAACGGGTCAGGCGTGGGGTGACTGGAAAGCAACCGCCTGCCGGCGAACGTGCCGGAAGCGCAATCAGAGGCGCAACTGAGCTAAATAGACTTACTGACGCTTTAAGCGAACAACAAAAAAAGGGAAAGAAGAGGTAATATCATGGCAATGGGAAATTGGACTGCTACGGATGCTAGTGCTGAAATTGTACCTGCGAATGAATATCGTGATTGTCTTACAATTCAAAAAACAAATTTGACTATTGTTGCAATTGGCATTGGTGTTACTGCTGAAGCAGGCAAGGGAATTCAGCTTGGAAATATTGGAGATACTTTAACGCTTAGAGGCGCTCAAGCGAGAGAAGCTATTTATGCAATTGGTAATGGTGGTGCCGGTACTTATCAAGATGGGAATGTAGAATATGTTCCTGGGCCGTATGTAACAACTTAATGAAAGGATAAATATAATGGTTCAAGGTGGTAAAGGTAAGTGGAAGGCAACTGATAAGGATTCAGTAATTATTAAAGCGAATCCTATGCGCCAAAAGCTAATGATCCAATTGTATACGCCTAACAGTTGTGTTGCATTAGCTTTCGGGGAAGAAAAAGCAAAATTTGATGAAGGCGTTAGATTATATGATGGTGGTAATATTTTTAGGTATACTGGACATTTAGTGCCACTAGAAGTTCACGCTATATGTGATAAAGATTGTGAAGCTGATGGTGGGTATCAAGAAGATTAGGATGGAGGGCCTTCGGGCGAATAATCTCAGGATGAATGTTTTTTTATTTCTAACTTAAAGGGGTAGTGTATTATGTTACAGCGCGTGGCGAGTTTACTACGTATGCAGCCACCTTTGGTGGTAAATCGTGGTCTTTTATTTGGCTCTGGTACTGTCGTTCCAACTGATGGAACGGACGGATGGCAAACTGGAGCATTGTATCAAAAAACTGACGGCGGCGATGGGACAGCACTTTTTGTGAACGAAGGTACTGTTAC